GTTTTGGTAAAAATAAAGCTTGACTTATATGGTAAAAAAGTATTATATTATTAAATGATAAATCTTAAACATAGGAGAAATGTAAGATGCAAAAAAGTAAGTTAGATAAATTCATTCAAAAGTACAATTTGGGTGGAAATGTAAATTCAGTAAAATGGAAATCAAGTGGTGATTCAATATCAACATCATTTGTAACTCCTGATAAATCTTTATTAGGTAGTGTAAAAGTGGATAAGTTTCCATTTGAAGATGCTGAAATTGGTGTATATCAAACCGACCAATTAAAAAGTTTGATAAATGTGTTAGGTGATGATGTATCATTAGACTTAACAAGATTCGGTGATAAAGCTGTTTCACTTAAATTAAAACACGGAACTACATCTGTGGATTATGTATTAAGTGATTTATCAGTTATATCCGACCCACCACAAATGAAAAGACTTCCAGAGTTTGGAACTAAAATCAAACTTGAAAGAAGTTTCATTGATACTTTTATTAAAGGTAAAGGTGCTTTAAGTAGTGTTGATACTTTTTCTGTTGTTAAAACAGATGATGGTTGTCAAGTGGTTATTGGTTACTCATCAACAAATACAAATAGAGTTAACATACCTGTTGAATCTACTTCTTGTGATGTTGATACACCAATCACATTTAATGCTAATCTTTTCAAAGAAGTATTGGTTGCAAATCGTGAATGTTCATCAGCTATTTTAGAAGTTTCTACTGAAGGATTGGCTAAAGTAAACTTCAAAATCGATGACTATGATTCTACATATTTCATAGTTGCTATGCAGGATGTTGATTAATGTCTCATTCTTTATGGGTAGAAAAATATCGTCCAAAGGACTTATCAACTTATGTAGGTAACGAGCATCTTAAAGAAAAAGTGAAGGTATATCTCGAATCAGAAGATGTACCTCACCTTCTTCTTTTTGGTAAAGCTGGTACTGGTAAGACAACATTAGCCAAGATAGTAGTCAACAATATTGATTGTGATTATATGTATATCAATGCTTCTGATGAGAACAAAGTGGATGATGTTAGAAACAAAATCAAAACATTCGCTTCATCCGTAGGTTTCAAATCTTTGAAAGTAATCATTCTTGACGAGTGTGATTATCTTACACCAAATGCACAAGCTGCATTGAGAAACCTAATGGAAACCTTTTCAAAACATTGTCGATTCATATTGACTTGTAATTATGTAGAAAGAATAATCGACCCAATTCAATCAAGATGTCAATCATATAAAGTTGTACCACCTTCAAAGAAAGAAGTTGCACAACAAATGGTTAATATCTTGAAAGAAGAGAATTGTCAATTTGAACTTGATGATATAGCTCTAATTGTAAACGCAGGTTATCCTGATATTCGTAGAGTTATTAATTCAGCTCAAAGACAAATCATTGATGGTAAATTAACAATCGATACAAGTTCTGTAATACAAAATAATTACAAACTACAATTGTTAGAAATGTTATCCAATGGTAGTAAACTAAACGACATAAGAAAACTAATCGCTGATAATTCCATTAGTGATTATTCAGAGTTGTTTAGATTATTATATGATGAGGTTGACAATTATGGTAATGGAAAACAAGCTGAATGTATTATGAATATAGCAGAAGCACAATTCCAAGATGTAAATGTGGTTGACAAAGAGATTAACTTTATGTCACTAATAATAAGAATAATGAGGATATTAAAATGAGATTAAAACCAGTAAACGATAAAATCGTTGTAAAACCAAAAGAAGTTAAAGATGACCACATTACAGAAGGTGGTATTATTTTACCAGACACTGTACAAGATGGTACATTGATTGAAGGTACGGTTGTAGCTGCAAGTGATGGTATGTATTCTGCAACGGGAACAATGATTCCACTTGTGGTATCAGAAGGTGATACAATTCTATATAACAAAAATGCACAAAAAGCAGAACATAAGATTGATGGTGAGGATTATATTCTAATGAGTGTAAATGAAGTGATGTCAATAGTTAGGGATAAATAATGAGTAAAACATTTAAAATAGAACACATAGATTGGGTAGATAAACCTGACTTAACCATAACATTACACAATCCACCTTATGATGATGAAACAATTTTATCTAAGACGAATTGGAAATTAAAAGATGTTACAATAACAGAAATAAAACGGGAGATGTAAAATGATGATTCCAGGTAAAAATGGTCAAATGCAAGAATCAATTGATTTTAGCAAAACATCACAAATCAAATGTGAATCTTGTGGTGGTTCAACATTTAAACAAACACTTTTATTAAGAAAGATGTCAGCATTAGTTGCACCAAATGGACAAGAAACAATAATTCCAATGCAAGTATTTGCTTGTGAAAAATGTGGACATGTAAATAAAGAGTTTACAGATGTAAATGGACTTCAATAAATGCCTTTCTATACTTACAAATGTAATACTTGTGATTTAGAAAAAGATTTTCTAAAAAGTATGGGAGATACAAAAACACAATTGTGTCCTAAATGTTGTTATGACCCAAATGTAAATGGTGATGATGAAAAAATGGAAAGAATATATAAACCTAATGCAAAACCAGCTTCTAAAGATGGTTCGTGGGGATTTAGTAAATGACAATATTTAATTGGATAAATGAAATATTAGTTTCTAAAAAACATTGGAATGATTTTACAGAAGATGAACAAAAGAAATTCAGCCCATTCATAATCAATCGTTGGTTATCGATGGATAAAGACTTTCTTGAGATTGTAAATTACTTTCAAAAGTATTCTATTGGAACATTAGAACCACGAGAGGTTTATAAATGGTATTGTGATATGTTACCAAAAGGCAAAAGATTTAGTAAATACATTAAAGGTAAGAAAGATAAGAAATATAATACTGAATTAATTGATATTATGGTTATGCATTTTGAATGTAGTAAATCACAAGTAAAGGATTATTTGGATTTAATTGCAAAAAATGAATTGATTGAAATATTAGAAAAGTATGGAATGAATGAAAAAACAATAAAGAGGTTATTAAAGTGAGCAACATAAAAGAAAATGATTTAACAATGACTGAAATGGACTTGACGGTTACCAAACATCCAATTGTAGAACAAATGGAAAAAGAATGGCCTGAAATGACTGGTGAGTTTAAAAGATTACAAAGAGAACAATATGAATTGTTTTGTAGAAAACAACACGATTATGGTCCTGGTAATATTTCAGTTGGAACACAATTACAAACAAGTGATGAGATTAAATTATCCCTAACTGGATTGTGGTTTAGAATGAATGATAAAATTCAAAGATTAAAAACATTATTAATGGGTAATAAAGAGTCAGCCGTAGATGAACCATTGGAAGATGCATATTTAGATGTATCTAATTATGGTATTATGGCTACAATAGTTAAAAACGGAAAATGGGGAAAGTAAAATGAATCAATTGATACAAGCAGCAAAAGACGCTTATCAAGCACAAAGAACAGAAGCACTAGCTCATTTGGATTTATTATTCAATGACGCTACAATGATTGGAGAACATTCAGACTTATTAACTGAAGTAAAGAAATGGACAGAAAGTTTATCACAAGCAGAAGAAAATTTAGAAACATTAGATAGAAACTTTGATGTCAATCAATCCAAGTAAAATAACCATAAGAGAAATTTCAAAAAAGATAGCTAAACAAATGATTGTAAAAAATCATTATAGTCACAAGTGGACAAGTTGTAGATATGCTTTAGGTATCTTTTATGAAACAGATAACGAACATACATTCTTTGACGAGAAAGATGAGAAGTTAGCTGGTGTGGCTATCTATGGTTATCCTGTAGGTAGGAGTGCTCCTAAATCTATTTCACCTGAGTTAAAGGAAGAAGAGGTGTTGGAGTTAACAAGGTTATTTATCTTTGATGATTATGGTAAGAACACAGAGAGTGTGGTTTTATCCAAAACATTTAATTGGTTAAAGGAAAACGCTAGTGAGATAAAAGTATTGGTAAGTTACTCAGACCCGGAACAAGGACACTTGGGTATTATTTACCAAGCTACGAATTGGATATATCAAGGTAATAGTATAAGGTTAATGCCTAACTACGCTATACGACTTACAGAAGATGGTACTTGGATGCACTCACGAAATGTTACGACAAAGTTTGGTTCTCATAATTTAGAAAAGTTAAAGAAAAGAATCGGACATACATTTTGGAGAAAAGAAGAACCTGAGAAACATAGATACTTATATTTGTTGTGTGGGAAAAAAGATAAGAAGAAGATAATGAATACATTAATACATAAATCACAACCTTATCCAAAAGATGCTTATCAATTCTATCCAGAGATACAAACAATAGAAGTAGAATCAAAGGAGAAGTTTTATGAATAGATTTGGTTGGATGTTAGTTAAAGATAGATTTTGGGAATCATATGAAACCAATAGATTGATTGAAGAATTTCAAAAACAAGATATTGATATTCAATTAGTAGACCCAAACACAATTGATATATTTGTAAACAAAGATAATAAAAAATCAATACTGGTAAATGGTGAACCAAGTGATTTACCAACATTTGTATTTCCAAGAACAGGTAGTGGAACGAGTTATTATATAAAAGCAGTTATCAGACACTTTGAAAGAATGGGAGTACCTGTAATTAATTCATCAGATGCTATAGATAATGTAAAGGATAAATTATACACACATCAAATCTTAGCACAATCAAATTTAGACATACCAAAGACAATGTTGTTAAGGTATCCAATTGATATTGACTTTGTGGAAAAGAACATTGGGTTTCCTGTGATTGTAAAAAAGATTAGTGGTAGTTATGGTAGAGGTGTGTTTTTATGTGAGGACAAAAAACAATTAAGACAATTAGTCACTATGGCTGAGTTAACAAAAAAATCATATGATATTATTTTACAAGAATTTATCAAAGATACTTGGGGTAAAGACTTACGAGTATTTGTGGTTAATGATAAAGTGGTTGGTTGTATGATGAGACAAGCTACTGATGATGATTTCAGAGCTAACATAACTCGTGGTGGAGAGGGATTTCCATATGAGGTTAATGAACAAATAGAATGGTTATCATCAGAATCATCAAAAGCATTAAATTTAGATATAGCTGGTGTGGATTTATTATTCCAAAATGGTGGATACAAAATATGTGAAGTAAATAGTAATCCAGGTTTTGAAGGAATGGAAAACTTTACAAAGAAGAATATTGCAAAAGAAATTGTATCATTTATAAAATTAAAATTAGGATTAAACATAGGAGAACAAAATGATTAGAACTGCAGAATGCATAACACCAAAACATCCAGATAAAATTTGTGATAGGGTTTCAGACGCGATATTAGATGCGTGTTTGGAACAAGACCCAAATACAAGAGCTGCTATTGAAACAATGGGCGGTCACGGAATAATAACAATTACAGGAGAATTAACAACAAATGCATATGTGGATATTCCAAGTGTGGTTAAACGAGTGTATGGAAAAGAAATTGGAGTTCAAACAAATATAGTAAAACAGAGTAATTTTATAGCACAAGGTGTAGATACAGGTGGAGCGGGTGACCAGGGAATTATGGTTGGATACGCTTGTAATGAGAATGATGAATATATCCCACACGAATTATATTTAGCAAGAGATTTGTGTAAGAGTATTTATTCTTATTTCCCTTATGATGGTAAAACACAAGTTACAACAGATGATGGAAAGATAAAAACAATAGTTGCAAGTTTCCAAAACTCTACAAAAGAAAAATTAAAAGAAGTTGTTGATGAGTGGTTACAATATCATACAGATGATGTCGAGATACATATCAATCCAGCAGGTGACTGGGATATGGGTGGATTTGACGCAGATGCTGGTGTGACTGGTAGGAAACTTGTGGTTGATAATTATGGACCAAGAGTTCCAATCGGAGGAGGAGCATTCAGTGGTAAAGATTCATCGAAAGTTGATAGAAGTGCAGCGTATATGGCTCGTAGAATTGCAGTTGATTTTTTAAAACAAAGTAAAGCAAAAGAAGTATATGTGTATTTAGCTTATGCAATTGGTTATGATAAACCAGTTCAAGCCACTGCTATTGTTGATGGGATTGAAATTATGGTAAATGACATTTATGATTTGTCACCAAATGGTATTATAAAAACATTAGAATTACAAAAACCTAAATTTGAAAAAACTGCTGAATGGGGTCATATGGGGACAGGACAATCGTGGGGATAAATAATAAAATTATAAAAATAGATGATGTTGAGGGTGCTGTTTACGAAATTGATGAGTGGAAACCCTCCCAATCTACACAAGTAAAAAAACACTTTACAGAAAGATTTAAAGAGTTAAAAGAAGCTTATGACAAATTAATTCAAGATTTTAATTGGAACAAAGTTATATTTGAAAGTGAAATGTTATTCACACCTGTAATGGGAAAAACATATTATCTGTTTCAAAGAAATGATGGTACAAACTTTATGACTTTAATATCACCTGATGAGTGGGGTAAAAATAATTTCAAATACATTGGAGCATTCAAACAAGATTCAAGACAAAAATGGAATCATATAAAATTAGAGGATAAATAAAGCTTGGATAAAAGAAAAAAAGGTTGTATATTATAATATGGGAAGAATTAGTTATAGTCAATTATCAATGTTTAGTGAGTGTCCACAAAGGTGGAAGCTCAACTATATAGATAAGTTACGAGTATTTGAAACAAATATACATTTAATATTCGGTACAGCGATGCACGAAGTTATACAAACTTGGTTAGAAGTTATGTACAACGATAGTATTAAGAATGCAAATAAATTAAATCTTGAACAAAGATTACACGATAAACTCATTGAGGGATTCAAAAAAGCTAAAGAAGAAGAGGGTAAAGAACCTTGTACATTGGAACAATTAAGAGAGTTCTTTCAAGATGGTGTGAATATATTAGACTTTGTTAAGAAGAGAAGAGCTGATTATTTCAGTAAACGAGGATATAAACTTATAGGTTGTGAAGTTCCAATTGAAGTCGATTTAAAGAAAAATGTTAAAATCATTGGTTACTTGGATTTGGTTATATTAGATGAGTTTCACAATACAATAACAATTTATGATATAAAGACATCCACACAAGGCTGGAATAAGTGGATGAAAAAAGATGAGAACAAAACTCAACAATTATTATTATACAAACAATTTTATTCAAAACAATACAATCATCCTATAGATAAGATAGAAGTAGAATACTTTATCGTTAAAAGAAAACTATGGGAAAACGCTCAGTTTCCACAAAAAAGAGTTCAGAAGTTTTCACCAGCAAGTGGTACTGTAAGTATGAACAAAGTGGCTAAGAGGTTAAATACATTCTTGGATTTAGCATTTGATAATGATGGAAATAAAGTATCAGAAAACATAATACCAACACCAAGTAAGAAAGCTTGTAAATGGTGTGAGTTTAGAAAAACAGAACATTGTAGTGTGGGAGTGTAATGAAAGTCGCAATCGTAGGGAGTAGAAGATATGAGAACAAGAAGAAGATTAAAGACTTTGTATTCAAATTAAAAAACGAATATGGTGAGAAAACGATAATCGTTAGTGGTGGTTGTAAGACTGGTGCTGATAGATATGCTAAAAAATACGCATTGGAATTAGGATTGATGTATGAAGAATACCCACCATTCCACGACCCATATAATTTATATTGTACAATGCCCGAATCAAGATATGGAAAACCATATAACATTAGAAATTTTCATGCAAGAAATAAAATAATTGCTGGAACATCAGATTTCATTGTAGCATTCATTCCAGAAGGTGTGGATTCTGATGGAACATTTTCAACATTGACTTACGCTAAAAAATTAAATAAAAAAAGAATAATTATTTCATAGTTTTTTTATATTTGTATATATTTATATATGTAAATATGATGGAGAAACAATATGAAAAATACAAAATTAACATCGGTTAAAATCATAGAATCATTGTATGAACAATTCAAACTGAATACAGTTAATACAAAAATGACTTTACAAAAATTAACAAATCGTTCAGTTGATAGATTTTTAACAGATGAAAAATACAGAGAAGAAATAGAAACTTATGATAATCTAATCGTAAGTGGAAGCAACTTTTAAATAGGAGAAAAATAGGTTATGAGTCAAATTCAACTTCCAAAATTAAAAAAAGCAAATCCAAACAAAGTAAAGAAGAAAAAGATTCTACTTTTATCAGATGATTTGAGAATGCACAGTGGAATAGCCACTCAGTCAAAAGAATTTGTGATGGGAACATTACATAAATACGATTGGGTTCAATTAGGTGGTGCTGTAAAACATCCAGAAGAGGGTAAAATCATAGATATGAGTCACGCTGTAAAAAATGAATATGGTATTGATGATGCATATCTAAAAATATATCCAATATCTGGTTACGGTAATCCACAATTGTTAAGACAAATTCTTGATATGGAAAAGCCAGATGTCATAATGCACTTTACAGACCCAAGATTTTGGATTTGGTTATATAATATGGAACATGAAGTAAGACAACACATACCTATTATGTATTATAATATTTGGGACGATATTCCAGACCCATTATACAATACAAACTATTATAGAAGTTCAGACTTGTTAATGTCAATATCAAAACAAACATATGGTATTAACAAAAGAATACTTTCTAAATATGGTTATGAAGATTGGCAAACAGATTATGTTCCTCACGGAATAACTGATAAAAGAATACACAAAATTCAAGATAAAGGTGACACCAAGTTTAGAGAATTTGAACAAAAAATGGGATTAGACAAATATAAATTTAAAGTTTTATATTTAAATCGTAACATTAGAAGAAAATCAC